CTACAACTCCACGAGTGCCTACACTTCCTCACCTTCGAAAAGCAAAAGCAAGAAGTTGAAAACGACCTAATAAAAAAGTCAATAAAATGAGACAGTTCTACGACATCACCACCAAACTAAAAGATACGCTTGAGGCGAATAGCCAAGTCAACGTGGTAACGACAGGGGATATTTTTGACATAGACCTAAACAAGCAGACCATCTTCCCTTTGTCGCACATCATAATCAACCAAGCAACATTCGAGGGACAGATAGTCCGTATGAACGTGAGCATTGTTTGTATGGACTTGGTAGATGAGACCAAAGAGAACCCTCGCTTGCAGGCAGAGCCGTTCTACGGCACGAGCAACGAGCAAAACATACTGAACACCCAACTCGCAGTAATCAACGATGTGGTGACAGAACTGCGCAGGGGTACTCTGTACACCGACCTTTACCAGTTGGATGGCACCGCATCTTGCGTTCCCTTTAGCGAGAGGTTTGAGAACCTGCTTGCAGGATGGACTGCTACCTTTGACGTGCTGCTTGCAAACACCGAGATAAGCGTCTGTTAAAATGGCACGGAAGGAATTGTTGGAAGCGGTGCTTACCAAGTTTGCAAAGTTTGTAATTCAGCAGGCGAGGACTAACCTCACCAAAGGAAAGCACAACTTTGACAAGACCCTTTACAATTCTTTGCAGTATAAACTATTTGTAGGCGAGAACTCGTTTTCTTTGTCTTTTGATATGGAGGACTATGGTGACTTCCAAGACAAGGGAGTAAAGGGCGCAGGAGGCACGAGAAAGTCCACAAGTCCATTCAACAGGCGAAACAACAAGGGCAAGATATGGAAGCAGAAAGCACCCGATAGCCCATACAGTTACAAGGAGGGCAAGAAGCCATCAGCCAAGCACTTCAAGCGGTGGGCAGAGAGCAAGGGGCTGAATCCTTTTGCGGTGCGTGAGTCGGTATATCGGCAGGGCATACCTGCAACGAAGTTCTTTAGCACACCCTTTAGGCTTGGGTTTGCCAAGCTACCGCCAGAACTTATTCAGTCGTTCCAATTAGGCAAGGATGACTTGCAAGCATTTACCCGTAAGGACTTAAATATAAAACTATGAGTACACCTACTGCCTCCATTCCCGATAGTATCTCAATGGCTCGAAGCCCGATATTTTTCACGGCTCGTAACAACTCCGTTGCAGGAGATACGCTTGAGTTTATGTCGTTAGATTTACGCATCTATTCGGGTGCGTTCACCACATCGGGAACAGACAATTACGAGCTTGAGAAAAACTACTCAATCAATAACGTAATTAACTTTGAGGTAAGCGACCTAATCCGTTCCGAGTTCTACCACGACTTTAGCGTATGGAATGACATAGGCTTCACGCAGAGTCCGCAGGGTGAGGCATTGTTTGTTTGGGGATATGGAGATTGGCAGTACAACAACGCGGGAGGTGGTCTTGTATCGGGGCAATGGAATCAGCCCGAAGAAGAAGCACCTGACCAATTCATCACTTTAGATGGGTGGGCTACCCGTGATAACATCGCCCCTGTTGCGGTATCGCAGTTGGTGCTTGCCACAAGCAGAGATAGGCAGGTACTTGTCGGCAACTACGAATCCCTTGCAATCAACAATAGTGTAGCCAATGACTTGGGCGCAATTCGCATCACTTGGCAGGGTGGAGCCACCGCGTTACTGACAAACACAGGGGGGGGCAGCACAACGCCACCCAACCCATCAAGCAACAACTCGCAAGACCTTGTAATCTATGCAGGCGTAGGTGCTGCTAACCTTGAGAACAATGGTAACCTACCTGCGGAAGTAAAGCCAAGCGCACAGACCAATGGTGGCGAAGGGCAGTACTACGATGTCATTCTTTTGGATGGCGAGGACTCACCAAACGAGATAGGGCGTGTACGATACTACGTTATCTGCGAACCCAAGTACGACCCTGTGCAGGTAGCGTTCATCAACCGCTTTGGCGTTGCTGACTTCATCACCTTCTTTAAGCGCAGCGATGAGCGTGGTAACTTCACGCAGGACTCCTATCAAAAGAGCATATACAACGATGGCTTCACCACCCCTTCATTGGAGGTAGGCAAGTACCAATCCTTCAACGTCAACTCTCGCAACACCCTAACTCTAAACACAGGGTTCGTTGACCAAGACTACGATGAAACGATTGAGGACATTCTGATGAGCGAGTATGTCGCGGTCTATACCAATAGTAATTGGGTGAGTGCAGTTCCGAATCGTGGAACCATAGAATACCAAAAGAGCGTGAACACAAAGCTTATCAATTACACAATGTCCTTTGACTTCGGATTTGATGAGCGCAGTTTGGTACGATGAACAAGGTTGATATTTACGTCAATGGCTTTCGCCTTGACATCTTTGATGATGAGGAGATAAGCATCAACCTCTCGGTGCAGAACGTGCAGGACATCTCAAAGGTGTTCACGGACTTCACGCAGGGATTCACCATTCCTGCAAGCCCACGCAATAACGAGATACTTCAGCATTACTACAACGCCAATATCACAAGCTCCGTTATCACTACCGAGACAGGCGGCAGCCCCGTATGGAATAGCATAGGCATCACTTGGAATACCTTTAACACGGTTTGGAACGCAGGTGCATCAAGCACGAGCGTTGCTAATACTTTTGATGGCAGGTTAAGGCAGGAAGCAAGAATTGAAATAAACTCCTTGCCATTCCGCACAGGGGTGATAGAGGTAGAGAACGTGCAGCTAAAAGGCACAGAGCCGTATGCTTACACGCTGACATTCTATGGGGATGTGGTAACGCTTACGGATTTGTTTGGCGAGGACTATTTGTACGACCTTGACTTTGCAGAACTAAACCACGAGTACACCGATGCCGCGATATTTGATAGGCTTACTACCGATAACTTTGCTCCGTTGTTTTATCCGCTTTGCAGCCCTGTGAAAAATTGGATTTATGACTCTGACTCCTCCAACCACGATGACACAAACATCGCCTTCCACAATGCCAACGAAGAACACGGCATACACTACTATGAGTTAAAGCCTGCGCTAAAGGTTACTGCTATCCTTGATGCTATGGAGCAGAAGTACGGCATCACGTTTACGGGTGCGTTCTTGAGTGCTACTCCGTTTGTTGATTTGTCGTTATGGCTGCACCGCTACGAAGGGTACCTATTTGCAGGAGGTAACGACATAGAATGGCAGCTCATAAACTTCAATGCTATCAATTCGGGGACTGCTTTTAATTTGAGTACCGATACTTGGACTGTTGCGACCACCGCAAACTTCTATGAAGTTAATGTTGTTATTGAGGATGTCAGCGAGAACTACGAGCTTGGTTTATTTTCAAACGGGGTATTTTATGGCTCTTTATTTACACAAGCCCACCCATCAAGTTCAGTTAGTCATAGCATCCCATACTTCTCTGACGGTATTGGCAGCACGGTGCAGTTGTACATAAGGCCTCAGCAACCTTTGTCTATGACTTATCAAGTTACAGAGTATTCAGCGAATAGACCTGCTACGGCAGACGAGTTCTCGGTAGACCAAACCTTATCAGCGACCTACTCCTTTCAGTTGGTGGTGCAAGACATAATGCCCCAAATAAAGGTAAAGGACTTCTTGGCAGGGATTCTGAAGATGTACAATATGGTAATCATACCAACCACGTCTACGAGCTTCTTGCTTCAGCCGTTGAATGATTGGTACGCAGCAGGAAGCGACAAAGATTACCAAGACTATTTAGACATAACCGAGTATGTGGTGAACCGCCCACCCCTATACAGGGAGATTGAATTTAAGTACCAAGAGACAGAGCAGATACTTGGCTTCCAATACCAACAAACAAACAACGTAGGCTTTGGGGATTTGAATAACACCTTTAGTTTTGATGGCGATGAGTTTATTGTAGAAGTGCCGTTTGAATGCCCCTTGTTTGAAAGGCTGACAGACCAAGACACGAGCGCATTGACTAACGTACTTGTGTACAAAAGCATAACAAGCGAAGCAAACGAAGATGGCACATTCAACCCGTATTTAGGCGCACCTATTTTGTTTTATGGGTACTTTGATGACTACACCCTAACTCCAAACCCTGTTGCGTTTGTAAACTCTGATGACACCACAAGCGAGGAGGTCACCATTGCGTGGTATGCCAATACCTCAAACCGCTATACAAGCGCAGCAGCATCACACACTATCACCTTTGGCGCAGACATAGACCCATACCACCTGCAATCGGTAAACCAAAGCCTATATAACAACGAGTGGAGCGACTACATTACCGACCTATACGCCAAAAGTCGCAGGTTGTACAACGTAGAAGCCGTGCTACCCATCGGCAAAATCATAACGCTGAACCTGCAAAACGCAATCATTTGGAACAACGCCAAGTACATCATAAACAACGTGAGCCTGAATATGACCACAGGCAAAGCATCATTTGAACTCCTCAACGTAGTATGAAGCCCACCTATTTAAGTTATTTGATAGAACTGCTGCAAGCAAGTGACTATCGCAACGTCTCCGAAACTATTGATATAGCAAAGGGCAAGAACGCAATACCACGCACTTGGAAGGAGTTCCTAAAACGTAGATAATGGCAGTAGTAGAAGAAATTCGTATTGAAGGAGATACTTCGGGCTTCCAGAAGCAGATTGATGCGCTTAATAAAAAGATTGAGGAGCTTGAGAAGAATCTCGGTGGCGTACAGAAGGAAGCTGCTGACGTAGGCAAGGAAGCCAAGAAGACGGGCGGCATCATCAACAAGGCATTTGACGGCCTAAAGAAAGTCGTTACTGCACCCTTTGAGCTTGCCAAAAAAGCAGCAAGCGGATTAGGAAGCCTACTCAAAGGAGGTCTTGGTCTTGGCCTTCTTATTGGCGTAGTAGACAAACTATCGGAGGCTTTTCAAAGCAACCAAAAGGTAGTAGATGCGGTCAACAAGGTGATGACTACCTTGAGCATTATCTTCAGCCAGATAACCGAAGCAATCTTTGGTGCGGTAGAGGAGCAGAGCAAACTCAACGGAGGCTTTGATGCCACGAAGAAGGTACTCGGTGGCTTGATTAGCGGAGTACTTAATGTATTTGTAGGCATCATACAGGGCATTCAGTTGGCGGTACTTGAAACGCAGCTTGCTTGGGAGAAGTCTTTTTTTGGAGATAAGGATGCAACACGCATCAAAGAACTAAACAAGGAGATAGCCCTCACTCGTGAGGAGTTGACCAAGACGGGGGAGAACCTTTTGGAGAGTGGCAAGATGGTCATCAATAACCTTGCAGAAGCAGCAAGCGAAGTGGCAAAGACCGTTGTAGCAGTTGCAAAGAGCGTTACAAAGGCGGTGCAGGATTTGGATGTAGACAAAGCCGTTAGCGATGCAGAGCGATTGGTAGCGTTACGCAAGCAAGCAGCCCTTGCTGATGTAGAACGGCAGAAGATTCAGCTTCAGTTCCAAAACACCCAAGAGCAACTTCGGCAGTTGCGTGATGATGAGCTTGTCTCACTTGCAGAACGCCAATCGGCAAACGACAAACTCCTTGCATCTCTTGAGGAGCAAGCGGAGCTTGAGAGGGTGCAGTTAAATATAAAGGTCGCGGCAGCGCAGGCAGAGTTAGGAATTGTAAACTCCAACGAGAATCTTGTTGCGCTGAAGCAAGCGCAGTTGGAGTTGATTGATTTGGATGAAAGGCTGCAAGGTCAGAAGTCAGAGGCTTTGGCAAACCAAAACTCCCTTCTTCGTGAGCAGGCAGACATCACCAAGAGCATCGGTGAGACCGACCAAGAGATATTTGAGATTCAGCAGAACGCTCAACTTGAACTCATAGATGATGCGGTAGCAAGAGCCGAGAAAGAAATAGAGATAGCCCAAAATGTCTTCAACCGCAAGAAGGCATTGCTTGAGCAAGAGGTTGCGGCTACAAAGGCAGGAACCGCAGCTCGTGCAGAGGCAGAGAATGCTCTAAAGTTATTTGAAGCGGAGAATGCAGCAGGGCGTTTGGCTTTGGAGAAGAACTTGCAGCAGGCGAAGTTAGATGCTATCAAAGGCGCACTAAACGGCATCGCACAACTCGTAGGTGAGAATACGCTACTAGGCAAAGGCATAGCGTTAGCGCAGGTAGCCATTGACACCTATACGGGAGCTACAAAGGCTCTTGCACAAGGTGGTGTATTTGGTTACATAGGAGCCGCAGGAATTGTTGCAACAGGTATTGCAAACGCACGAAAGATAACCGCTACGCAAGTACCTACCGAATCGGGTGGTGGTGGTAGCAGTCCTGCCATAACAAACACGCTCTCGCAGCCCTCTACCCCTGCGCAGTTTAATATCGTAGGACAGTCTAACCTAAACCAACTTGCACAAAGCATAGGTGGTCAGTTTCAGCAGCCCATCCGTGCTTATGTCGTAGGGCAGGATGTAACGACCTCACAACAACTACAACGCCAAAGAGTAAGAACCGCAACATTCGGATGATGAAACTAATTGAACTAATACTTGATGAATCAATGCTGCTAACTGGCATTGATGCAATCTCACTTGTAGAATACCCTGCTATTGAGGAGGACTTCATTGCGCTTAACTCACAACGGGTGGAGTTCGCCACCCAGAGCGATGAGAAGCGCATCCTTATGGGGGCAGCCCTCGTACCCAACAAGCCCATCTACCGCGCAGAGGGGCAAGAGGAGTTCTACGTTTACTTCAGCGAAGCCACCATCCGCAAAGCAAGCGAGATGTTCTTTCAGAAGTCCAAGCAGAACAATGCTACGCTTGAACACGAGGTAGGCATCAATGGCCTCACGGTTGTAGAGTCGTGGATTATCGAAGATGAGGTACACGACAAGAGCAAGAAGTACGGCTTTGATTTGCCCGTAGGCACTTGGATGGTATCTATGAAAGTCAACAACCCAGAGATTTGGACAAACTTTGTCAAGACTGGGAAGGTCAAAGGATTCTCTATTGAGGGGTACTTCGTGGACAAGCTAAACCTTGCCAAGCAAGAGATGGCGCATCTTGAGGAGCAGGAAGCAGCGTTGATGCTTGCACAAATTGTTGCTATCATAAAAAGAGATGGCCGCAAGAAGTCGGGAACACGCACCGAGATGGAATCGTTTACTGACTACCCCGATGCGGTAAAGAACAACGCCAAGCGTGGTATTGAACTAAACGAGAAGAACGGCAATAAGTGTGCAACGCCTGTCGGTAAGGTAAGGGCGCAGCAGCTTGCACAGGGCAAGCCTGTAAGCGTAGAGACCATCACACGGATGTACTCATACCTATCAAGAGCCGAAGAATACTACGATGAGAACGACACGCAAGCCTGCGGTACAATATCGTTCCTATTGTGGGGCGGTCTTGCAGGTAAGCGTTGGGCAGAATCCAAACTAAAAGAACTTGGCAATGTATAGACCAATGAAACTCCCCGTTGCATCACCGCGAGGTGGCAGGCGTGGATGCTTATGCAAAGACAACACCTACAAGTCCAACTGCTGCGATGGCACTATCCAAGCGCAAGGGGTAGGCTCGTTAGTGGGTCAAGGCATAAGCGTGAAGATACGAGGCGAGGAGTGGCAGACCATCAATACCCTATGGGAGTCCACAAATACTCTATGGCAAGACCTCTAAAAATGTTACAAATAATCAAAACCCCTTTAATTAGTTAGATATGAAAGCAAACAATATCCTAAACCGCATCCTTGCCGAACTGTCCTCCATCCGCGAGGTTAAGTTTGAGCAAATGACACTTGAGAACGGAGCCGTTCTTGAGGCAGAATCATTTGAAGCAGGTAACGAAGTATTTGTCATTAGTGGCGAAGACCGAGTTGCCGCTCCTGTTGGCGAACACCTCCTCGAAGATGGTCGTGTACTCGTTATCACCGAAGAAGGCGTTATCGCTGAAATCAAAGAAGCTGCTGCTGAAGCAGAGGAAGTAGAAGTTGAGGTTGAGGCCTCCGCACCTACCGAACTTGCAGAGGAAGTAGAAGAAGCCCCTGCGGTTGTTGCAATCATCGAGAAAGTTCTTGAGGAGATTGCAATGATGCGCGAGGAGATGAAAGGAATGCGTGAGGAGATGGGCGGCTACGCCAAGAAGGAGGAGATGGCTGCGGTTAAAGCAGAACTATCTGCCGCACCTGCTGCGAAGCCCATCAAGCACAACCCCGAAACAAAGCAAGTCCAAAAGATGAGTGCCAACCGCCCCGAAAGAGCGATTGACCGAGTCCTTGCACGAATCAACAAATAACAAATAAACAATGGCTACAACCACTTCAATCACCACTAACTATGCAGGAGTATTTGCAAGCAAGTATATCTCTGCTGCACTTCTTTCTGCTAATACTTTGGACAAAGGACTCATTGAGATTCTTCCAAACGTAAACTACCGCACCACCCTTCAGAAGGTTAACACAAACGACATCGTAAAAGATGGCACTTGTGATTTTGATGCAACTTCTACCTTGACTTTGACCGACCGCATTCTTGAGGTTGAGGCATTCCAAGTAAACTTGCAGCTTTGCAAAAAGGACTACTACGATTCTTGGATTGGTGGTCAGATGGGTTACTCTGCTTACGATAGCATCCCTGCTTCTTTTGCTGACTTCCTTATCGCTCACGTTGCTTCAAAGACTGCCCAAAAGATTGAGCAGAACATTTGGAACGGAAACGCTGCAAGTGCAGGTGAGTTTAGCGGCTTCCTTTCTTTGATGACTGCCGACTCTGACGTTATTGACGTAACCGCTACCACCGTGACTGCTGCAAACGTAATCACAGAGCTTGGTAAAGTTGCTGATGCTATTCCTTCTGCCCTTTACGGCAAAGAGGACTTGACCATCTACGTTCCACAAAACGTAGCTAAGGCTTACGTTCGTGCGCTTGGTGGCTTCGGAACTTCAGGTCTTGGAGCGAATGGTGTTGACAACAAAGGCACAATGTGGTACGGCAACGGAGACTTGTTCTTTGATGGCATCCGCGTTGCTATGGCAAACGGTCTTCCTTCAAACAAGATGGTTGCTGCTGAATCTTCAAACCTATTCTTCGGCTGCGGTTTGGCTGATGAAAGAAACGAAGTGCGTGTCCTCGATATGTCCGACCTTGACGGAAGCTTAAATGTCCGCGTAATCCTTCGCTTCTTCGCAGGAGTTCAGTACGGAATCGGTTCTGACGTAGTCCTTTACTCTTAATCCGAGTTAATGTAAATCAAGAGGGGGCTTGGGCTATGTCCTCGCCCTCTTTTTTAATTCTAATAAAACAAAGAAACAATGGCTTGTGATTTAACAAAAGGCAGGGCAGTACCCTGTAAAGACGTAGTAGGTGGCATTTATGCCGTGTACTTTGTAGACTTCGGTGACTTGGGTACCGTTACCCTCACCAACGATGAAATTACCAACATTAGTGGTACTTTCTCTGCTTACCAATATCTTGTAAAAGGCAATAGCTCTTTTGAGCAGACCTTTAACTCAAGCCGTGAGAATGGTACTACCTTCTTCACGCAGACTTTGAATCTTACGTTGACCAAACTCACAAAGGAGGACAACAAAGAATTGAAGTTGCTTGCTTATGGTCGGCCTTATGTTGTGGTACAAGACTACAACGGCAACGCCTTTATGATGGGTCTGAACTACGGAGCCGAAGTAACAGGTGGAACGATTGTAACTGGTGCTGCTATGGGTGACCTATCGGGCTACACTTTGACAATGGAGGGACAGGAGCAACTTCCTGCTAACTTCATCGCAGGTGCTACCGTTGCCAATCCATTCGCAGGACTTGCAGGTGCAGTTGAAACGATTGTAGTGGGTTCAAACTCGTAACCTACCGCAAGGCAGAATAGTTAAAGGGGCGTAAGCCCCTTTTCTATTTTCAAACAAATCGGAATTAAAAGGTTATTTATTTAAGATGCATATCCTTCAAGTATCAGCCTCGCCACAAGCAATAGTAATCATACCTCGCACATTCCCTGCGAGCGTTACGATTGCGCTGATTGATGAATCAACAAACACCACCGCAACACCTGCGGTTACTGCTGCCTCTGCTAATGGTTTTATGACCCTCACAGGCACGTTCAGCCTTGTTAACAATAGATTCTATGGGTTGAAGGTATTCGCATCGGGAAATCTAATATATCGGGACAGGGTATTCGTAACTTCGCAAACAGACTACGATAAATTTACCGTGAACCAAAACGTCTACACGGAAGAAACAAGCTATGACAATGAGTACATCATCATCTAAAGTCCACGTTGTGAACTTCAGCTCCTACACCACACCTGTCGTTAAAGAGGTGCAAGGGAAGGACTACGTTGAATACGGAGATAACAACGACTACTTCGGCTACCTAATTGACCGCTATAACGGCTCACCAACCAATAACGCTATCCTCAACTCGTTGATGGATATGACCTTTGGTAAGGGCTTGGATGCAACGGACTCTGCCAAGAAGCCGAGCGAGTACGCAGCGATGCGTGGCTTGTTCACGAAAGCCTGCTTGCAGAAGGTCGTAGCTGACTATGTGATGATGGGGCAATGTTCTTTTCAAGTGGTATACTCCCAAGACCACAATATGATTGTAGAGGTGCAGCACATCCCCGTAGAGACGCTACGAGCCGCAAGGTGCAACGAAGACGGTGAGATTGAGGCGTACTACTACGCAAAGGATTGGAACGATGTAAAGAACAGAAAAGAGACTGCGGTACGCATCCCTGCATTTGGCACAAGCCGTGAGGGATTGGAGATATTGTACATCAAGCCATACCGAGCAGGATTCTACTACTACTCCCCCGTTGACTATCAAGGTGGACTTCCATA